GCGCATCGACACCCTCAACACCGGCATCCGGCCGGACGCCAGCACCGGCTATTTCGAACTCGAGTTCCCCGGCGGCAGCGAGCAGCAATACACGTTCGGCGCTCCCGGGGCCAACCTTCACCGCGAGCAGGGACAGGTCACGTTGCGCGCCGTGGTCCGGCAGAACGCCGGCAAGACGGAACGCGACAAGGCCGAGAGTTATATCGAGACCATCCGCGCGGCCTTCCGCACCGCCCACAGCTTCGCTGCCGGCTCGCGCACGGTGCGCATCACGTCGACGGGCGCGATGGGCGGCGGCCAGGACGAGGCCGGCATGTGGGCCGAGAGCATCGCCCTCTCGTACGAAGTGTTCAACACAGGCTGAGGTCAGTCGCCTCCAGCACCGCCAGTGCCGCCTCCGGGCGGCTTTTCGTGTCCGCAACAGGAGCCCCTCCCATGGACAGCGCCAACAAACAGGATGCCATCGTCTCCGAGACCACGCAGGGCACGACTCCGGCCACGCCGGCGTTCAAGCTGCTGCGCACCACCAACATCACCGGCGCGCCGCAGCGGCAGGCCGTGCGGTCGCCGGAGCGCCGCAGCGATCGCATGGCGGCGAACATGGTCTCCGGGCTGACCAGCTATCGGAAGACCATCAACATGCCGTCGCAACGCGACGCCGGCACCGACATGCTGCTGCAGTCCGCGTTCTGCAGCACCTTCGGCGCCGTGGTGACGGGCTCGATCACCACCACGACGCTTACCGTGACGGCCGTGACCTCCGGCCGCCTGGTGGTCGGCCAGAAGATCACCGGCACCGGCGTCACCGCGGGCACCACCATCACCGCCTATGTGACCGGCACCGGCGGCATCGGCACCTACACGGTGAGCGCGAGCCAGACCGTGACGAGCACGACCATCACTGCGGCCGATGGCATCGTGAATGAGAGCACGCTCCAGCCGTTCACGCTGGAGGAGAAGTACCTCTCCACGACCTCGCCCTATCGCCGCCTCGCCGGCTGCGTGGTCGACCGCTTCTCCTTCAACTATCAGCTCGGCCAGCCCGGCACGATGACCTTTGACATCATCGGGCTCTCGGAAACCATGACGACCACGGCACTGGCCGGCGCGACCTACGCCAATCCCACTCCGGCGCTCGATCCATCGTCGCCGATCGACATCGTGGTCAACAATCTCTTCGGCATCACGACGCCGAAGGTCATGGGCATTTCCGGCACGATCCAGAACAACATGCGGGAGCTGAACAAGTTCGGCTCCGATTCGGCCTTCGGCATCGGGCTCGGCCTCTTCGACGTCACGCTGCAGATCCAGCTCTATTTCAGCCAGGCCTCGGACTACTCGGCGTTCATGACCCGCCAGAGCGGCCTCGCGTTCGATATCACGATCGGCGCCACCGCCGGATCAAAAGACCAGATCAAGATGAACGCCGTCGATGTCTGGAACCCCGACATCTCCGATCCGGGTGCCAGCGGCGACCACATGGTCACCCTGCAGGCGATGGCCCGCTACAGCCCCGCGGACGTGGCGGCGATCAGCTGGCTGAAGAACGTCTAAGCCCCGCCGCGCGCTTCTCTCCCCGTCCTCAAAGGAGCCCGTCATGAAGCTCACCATTCTCGACCACTTCCACGTCTTCGTCCCGCAGGGCCAGTTCGAGAGCGGCCCCCACAAGGGCGAGGACAAGCCCGATCGGAAGATCAACTTCGTCAAAAACCAGACCATCGACGAAGCCGATCTTCCCGAAGGCCAGTCCGCCCAGGACTGGATCGAGAAGGGCCTCGCCGTCTCGGCGGAGGCCATTGGCGCCGGCGAAACGCCGGTGCCGGAAGCCGGGCCCGCTGTCTGACGGCGGCGGGCCCGCGCTTCCACAAGCATCTTCACCGTCAGGAGGATTAGATGAGCGACTTCAAGTTCAAGAACACGGCGCGGTTGACCCGCGACCGCAAGATCGAAGGCGAGACCGGCACAGAGGTCGGCCTCGCCGGCGGCGACACGCTCTGGCTGCTCGCAGCCACGGATGCCAATCCGCGCTGGGAGAAGTGGGGCGACGACTACCTCAACGAATTGCGCCGCCTCACCCGCGCCAACGCCTCCACGGACCGCGTGAAGGAGTTCCTGGCCGAGTGGTACACCCGGATGTTCGTGCTGCGCTGGAGCGTTGCCGGCGAGGACGGCCAGCCGGTCCCGTTCTCGACGGAGGCCTGCGAAGCCTACCTCATGCAGACCGATGACGTGATCCCGGCCATCCAGCGCACCGTCTTCGAGACGCAGAACTTCCGCGGCGCCAGGATCGAGGTCGTCGTCGGCGAGGGAAAAGGCTTATCGAATGGCGAATAGCCCACGCGGGTGAGATCGCCAACTGGGCCGCGCTGACCCGTCGTTCCGGCGGTGATGATTGGGCCACGGATCGCCTGTTGGGCGAGCCGAGACTGTTACCGGACGCCGAACCCTACATGGCGGCATTCGATGCGCTGTCGCCCTACCGGGTGAAGCTCTCATATTCGCTAGGCATGGCAGGCGGCGTGATCTTGCCGGAGCCGATCCCCCTGGAAACGATCCGGCAAGAGGGCGTCCGCCGCCACTACCGCGGCGAAGAGCTCGAGGACTTCTGCAAGATCGTGCAGGGAATCGACCACGCCTTCCTGATGGCCGAGCACATCAGGATCAACGGTTCGGTCAAGGCCGGCCTCGCAAAGCTCAATAACCAGCGGTGATCTGCGATGGCCGACGACACCGAGCGCAGGATCATATATCTCGAGATCAACGCCACGAAGGCGGTCGACGGCAGTACCGCGGCCACTCGGGCGTTGGCTGCGGTTGAGAAGGGCGCCTCCTCGGCCGGCGGCGCTCTGGATGCGCTCGAAGCGGCAACCGTCGCCGCTGGCGGTGCCGCGCAGAAGACGGCGCTGGACCTCGCGACGGCCGCGCAGAACGCGACCGTCCTGAATTCGGCCTATCGGACGACGGCGGGCAGCGTTCTCGAACTGGCGAAGGCGAGCGCCACCGTCACCAGCTCGGCACAGGCCCAGGCCGCGGGCTTCGCGCGTCTCGCCGAGCAGAGGACGGTTCAGTCCGCGCTGGCCGAAACCCGCACGCTCATGGATGGCGTCGCGAAGTCGACCCAAGCACTGACCGGGATGTACGGCGCCGCGGCGGGAGCTGCGACGTCGTTCGCCAAGGCTCAGGACTTGGCGGTGGCTTCGTCGCGGCGGGCGTCGCAGTACGACGATGCCGCGACCAGCGCTTATCGACAGGCCACGAACACGCCCGTGGCCATCAGCTCTTCGGGTGTGGCGACCGGCGCCATCGGCAGAACCCCGCTAACGGCCCAGCAGCGTCTCATGCTGGGCTACCAGCTCAACGACGTCTTCACCGGTATTACCACCGGGCAAAGCCCCCTCATGATCGCGGCGCAGCAGGGCCCGCAGATCACGCAGGTCTTTGGCGGCATTGGCGCCACCTTGTCCGCGATCCCGAGTTCCCTCCTGATCGGTGGCGGCATCGCGGCGGGTGTCGCCGGCCTGACGGCGGCGGTCGTCGCGTTGAAGGACCTCAACGACGCCCTCGAAACGCAGAAGCGCAGGCTGGGCGACGTAGTCGGCGACCAGCGGCTTGCTGCCCAGGCCTATGATGTGATCAGGGCGAACGCGCTCGCCGCGGGCGAAGCGATCGACAAGACGGCCGCCAAGTTCGAACAGTTCGCGCGCGCCGGCGCGTCGGTCGGTGCGACGACTGGCCAGACCGGCAGCCTGCTCTCGATCTTCAACGAGCTCGGCAAGCTCGGTGGTGCCAGCCAGAACGAGCAGTCGGCCGCCGCCGGTGCGCTGGCCCAGGCGCTGAAGGACAGCGTCGTCAGCGCCTCGAGCCTCGACACCATCCTTGAGAATATGCCGGGCCTCGGCCGGCGCATCGCTGACGGTCTGGGTCTCAGCGTCGTGCAGCTCCGATTGATGGCGGCGCAGGGCGACCTCACGAGTAAGCAGGTCTTCGACGGTCTGCTCTCACAGCAAGTCAAGGTTGACGCGCAGTTCAAGGCAACCGGCCTTACCGTCGGCAGCTTCTTCCGCAGCGCCTTGCAGGGTGCGGAAGACCTGGCCGTCGGGCTCTACAAGGCGGCGGCCAACATCGAACTCGTCAGCTCGAAGGCCGAGGCCGCACGCCGCGCCCAGCAGGCCAATGCGAACCGGCCGACCCGCGCGACACCGCGCATCATCGGCAACAACGGTTCCGCGCTCTCGCTAGAGGATATGATCTCCTCCGGCGAAAGCGGACAGTTCCTCGATTCGCCGGCCCAGCTGCAAACGCAGTGGGCGGATGTCGCTACGGCTGTTCGAAAGGCGGCCGACGAGGCGGTTCTTGCAGGCGCCAAGATCGCGGACAGCCTTACCCCGAACACGCGCCAACTCGACCAGCAGATCGACACCGTCACCAAGGGGCTCGAAAAGCTGCAGGGCGACCTATCAGGCCTCGACGCCACAAAGGCCGCCCAGGAGACCAAGCGTCTCGCCGATGCGCTCACGTTCCTGCAGGCGAAGTCGCTCGAAGCGACGACGGCGTATGGTCAGGCGCTGAATGCCGTCGCGCTAAGGCAGCAGCAGAACGAGATCGGCATGACGCCGGGCCAGCGCAGCTATGCCGCGCAGGTCAAGACGCTCATGGACTCGCAGCCCGGTGTCTCGACCGAGGCAGCACAATCCGTCGTCGACCAGCAACAGCTGCAAATGCTTGACGACATGATCGCCAAGCAGAAGCAGGAGCTGGCGGTTCAGACCGCGATCACGCAGGCCATGCATGGCGGCAAGGCTGCGGCCGACGATGCCGCCGTGGCGATGCAGGTTCTCGGCATCTCGCTCGACCAGCTCGGCAAGATCACGCCTGAAGCGCAGGTAAAGCTCGACGTGCTGGCGGAAACCCTGAGCGAGATCAGAGGCCAGGCGCGCGCACAGGCGACCATCGACGCGTCGAAGCCACTGATCGCGGAACTCAACGGTATCGCTGCCGCCATGAAGGTGGTCGAGCAGGGCGCCTATGCCGTGAAACGGGCGCAGGCCGAGGCGAAGGCGGCGGCCAACGACAACGGCACCGGCGGCCTCGAAATGAAGGTCTTCGACGCCCAGCAGGCGCTCGCGGATGCCACGACTCTCTCCAACCTGCAGAAGTCGATCGACCTCACCAATCAGCTCGCCGCCGCTGCCGGCGACGTCGCGCGCCAGAAGCAGATCCAGCTCGACTACGACATCAAGATCGCCCAGATGCAGGCCGGCCCCGGTGCCGCGGCTGGCCTCGCGGAAAAGATGCGG